TGAATAAACAAAACTATCGAGTAATCTGCGAAGAAATTAATTTAGTCCTCCTCATTCGGAAGCTGGGTGTACGAGAGGAGCGACGAGCCTATGCGGCGTTAAAGAAACGTATTACCTCCTTGGAGAGTCCAATAACTATTGATAGTTACATGGCTCTGGTTATCACCACTTTCCTTTGCAATCCCAGTGATTTTTTTGAGGAGCTTCCTAAAGACCAAGAAGAACGGTTAGCTATTATCAGGGCTGTGTATGAATCAATCATTGATGCCTACCCTCCTTTTGATTTGACCATAGTTTGTGCTGATATTAATAACGCCGTATTCCAAGAGGGCGTAGAGGAGTTAATGGCTGCCTTCTTTGGGAAAGAGGCGGCAAACATAAAGCCTCCCCGTGTTAATAAGAAGAGGAACAGGATAATTAAGTCCTTGGGCGATGTTGTTGCCCTGGAGAAGTATCTGCGTCGTAATCTCATTGGGCAAGAAGATGCAATTGAAAACATGGTAAACAGTGTTAAGCTAATTGCCAGTGGTTTATATTCCAGTGCCTCCTTCTTCTTTATCGGCCCCACAGGTGTTGGGAAAACTGAGTTAGCAAGACTACTTGGGGAGAAGTATAGTGGTAACTTTTGGAAGATTAATTGTGCGGAGTATTCTAATGCCCACGAATATGCAAAACTTATTGGATCCCCTCCAGGATATGTAGGTCATACGGACAAGAGTTTGATGTCTGAGAAGGCAGAGAAATCTGATAGGTGGGTAATTCTCTTTGATGAGATTGAGAAGGCGCACCACAAGTTTTATGATTTCCTATTGTCCTTACTGGATGATGGAACCTGCACTGATAATCTAGGGAGAGTGCTGGACTTTTCAAAATCTATCTTCATCTTTACCTCTAACCAGGGTGTATCAGATATTAGAATTGGAAAGAAACTAGGCTTCTCGCAGGAATTAGTGAGTGTGTCTGGTTCAGAAGCAGAGATCAAAGCCTCTGTTAAGAAGAAGTTTCCTGCGGAGTTCCTAAACCGCATTGATAACTACATTTTCTTCAATACTTTAACTCAGAAGCAGGTTAAGAAGATTGCTTCCTTGGCTCTTCATAATATCCCAGTGAAGAAGCACAAGTGTCTTCTTGATTTCATTGTGGAAAATGGATACTCTTCCGAGTATGGAGCCAGGAACATTAAACGATTTATAAAAAATGAGGTAGCGGTGGTGGTAGCAGAAGCCCTCCTGGAGAGGAAACTGCCAACTAAAGAAGGAGACCTGTATACTCCTAAAATTATAGATAATAAGCTTACTCTTACAGCACTTAAGCTGAAGGGTAAGAAGAAAGAGATCGCTGGGGCGTACGTGCCTGAATAATTTCGCTACCTTAGGATAACCATGCACCCCCAACTCCCTCTGGTACGGTGAGCCCAGGGGGAGTTTTCTTTTAGAAAACTACGATCCCTAATCTATAATAGTGTGGCCTCGTAGCTCAGTTGGTTAGAGCATCCGTCTTATATGCGGGAGGTCACAGGTTCAAGTCCTGTTGGGGCTACCATTTATTTTATTTAGGAGAAACCATATGATTGAAGTTCGTGTTAGTTTTTGTGGCGATGATCGCCGCGTTGAAGTTTATGAGATTTTGACCTACCTGCGAGGGGATAGTTATTGGCAGTTCTTGTGTCTCGATGGAACTCTGAAGATTATCCCAGATCGTACTATTGAAATGGTTGAAGTTATTAACAATACAAAAGCACCTCAAACTGAGGAAGGAGAATAGTTATGGATAGTTTAACAAAGAGTTATTTGGAAAAGATGTTGGAAGGCTGTAAGATGGGTATGACCCAGATTGATGAAGCTCTGAAGAGTGTTGAAGACAATTTGGAGCAGATCAATTCACAGAAGGAGCAGATGGAGGATCAACGTGAGGAGATTCTTACTACCAAGGTTGACCTGGAAAAGCTGTTAGGTGTCACTGATGAAGAAAGCGAAGAGGATTAAGTTTAAGTTTTTTAAAAGTGAAGCGGAAGCTCGTGGTTACTTAAAGTTTAGGCAGAAAAATTTTCCCAAGAGATCGGGTTATAGTTACTTCTACAACGTTATGCAGTATGAGCATAAGCAGAGGGATAAGAAACGCTGGCTGGCTTATTGTCTTGTAAGAAAAATTGGAGAGAAAGATGTTTGAAATTGATGTTGAGAAGAATGTTCGTGAGCTACTTATAAATACTATTTTTGCTCACCCTGATGATATCAGAAAACCTGCAAAGGCAACTTCGATCAAGAAGAAACCTAAACCAAAGCAAGAGTGAAGGGGAGGTAGCCCAACGGCAGAGGCAGTGGACTTAAAATCCATACAGTGCGGGTTCGAATCCCGCTCTCCCTACCACTATTTTTTAAACAAGGTAGTAACGTTATGACAGAAGATATAAATGAGAAAAAAGCCATAGAAATAGTTTTGCAGGAATTGAAAGATAGGTTACCAAGCTCTCAGTATGTTGGATTTATGCCTAGTGACGAGGTTAAAAAAGCAATGAAACTTGTGGAGAAGTTTTTAAAGTGACCTCCCTCTCCAGCCTTCGTAGCTCAAATGGATAGAGCAACGGACTTCTAATCCGTAGGTTTCAGGTTCGAATCCTGACGGAGGTACCACTATAATAGTGAAATTCCGAGGTAGTTTGATACCACTTAGGGTGTCGGAGGCCCTTAGAAGGCAATCTGAGGCTGCCAAAATGGCAGCTTTGATTAAAATAGCCAGAAACAACGAAAAAACAGGATTAAACCCCAAATATGAAAAATAAATTCTCAGAGCTAGGAGACGGTGTTGGAAGTCTCGTATATGATAAGCAACTCGCTTACGGTGATTCTTTCGGACGCAGTGGTGAGTGTCTTAGACAGATGTTTCCCACGGGTATCAAACCTGAGCAGTATGATGATCTACTCACTATTGCTAGGATCCTTGATAAACTCTTTCGGCTGGCAAATGATCCTACAGCGTTTGAAGAGAATCCCTACAAAGATATTGTTGGCTATGCTCTCTTAGGTATGGACCGACACGCTAACACTTCCACTTCTTCAAAGAAAGACTAAGCCTGTCTTTGCCTGTGTTGTTACTATCTTTTTGACGCTTACGCATTCCTTTCATACGAGCGCAGAAAGATTTCTTGCGTGACCCACCTTCTGGTTGTGGAGCTTTTAGGTCAGACCCAGGGTTCTCCCTTTCGTAAGATGCTCTTCCTTTAGCATTCAGACCCCCTTCTGGGTTCTTTCCTGATTTCTTTTGCCATGCTGCTGCTTCTATCAATTTTGCGGTCCTCTGGTAGAAGTCTTCCTTAACTTTCTTTTTACTTTTAGCCTTTTTTCCTTGCTTTTTTCGACAAGAATCGTCAGAGTAGGGTACTTTGCCAGGAACGGGCTCATAGCCCTTCCAGCAGCGTTCAATTATTTCTCGCATAGTCTTCATACGTTATATACCCATGAACATTTTTGTTTTAGATAAAAATCCTCGCATTGCAGCACAAATGCATTGTGACAAACATTGTGTCAAGATGATCCTTGAGACTGCACAGATGCTTTCGACGGCTCATCGTGTATATGATACGCCTCAAGCTGAGAATGTTTATAAGCAAGCTCACCTTAATCACCCATGCACCAAATGGGTACGGGAGTCTAAGGCTAATTACCGATGGGCCTGGGTTTTGTATCATGAGCTTCTTGTGGAGTTTAAAAAGCGTAGGGGTAAGCCCCACAAGTCTGGCGAGCTTATCCATGACTTGAGCCATACTCCCCATGAAATGCCAGACATCGGCCTTACCCCCTTTGCTCAAGCCATGCCTGACGAGTATAAGCATACAGACCCTGTTCAGGCTTACCGAGCCTACTACATCGGTGATAAAGCCGACATCGCTGAGTGGAACTGGGGCCGCTTGGAGCCAGACTGGTTTAGATTGGCAAAATCTACAGATGGGGGGTTGACACGCTCATCCCAGTCTGGTATCATAGGTGAACGATGGAAGAACGCCTAAATGAATTATTGGATGACTGTTGTACAGTCTTTTTACTCTGCATGTGCTATTTTAGCCCGTTGGGAGTGTGTGTATTCGCATGAAAGACCTAATAGGAAAAAAAGTAGAAGTTTACCGCAACCTTCACAAAAATTGTTTTTCCATTCGGCAGAATGGTAAAGTAGTGGACTACCTGTATTATGACCGAGAGCTTCACCTAACGGATGTTGAGTTTCGAGTCCAACCCGCAGGTAGGGAGAGGGTTAGAAGAGAAAAGAAGAAGAATGTTCATGCTTACGTTAAAGGAACTGTTGCTCCTTTAGAAGGACTACAACGTAAAAAGCTTTTCATTAGGTGCTTTCAGACAGCCTGTTATGAGCCTTACACTATGGAGTCGTTTGAGACTTTTCCCGATGAAACTCCTATTTATGAAGCTCCTCATGTTATTTTTAGGAAAGGGGAGTTATTTGTCTCTCGCCGTAGGAAATACCAACCATGAGAGTTAAACGCATGACAGTAAATCTAACCTATTCTTGGACATTCACAGAGAAGGAATGGAAAGAAGAGAAAGAGTTTCTCAATAAGTTGAAAGAAAACCCCAAGGTAATCTTAGGCGATGACCTATACCACATGTTTTATTGTATGAATGATATTGTTCCCCCAGAAATAAAGAAGATCGAGGTAAAGAATGCTAACTAACGACCAATGGACTAAGATTGAAGATAAGTATGGCAGGTTAATGTACAAGATTAGCCATCAGATCAGTGGTGACACTGCCATATCCAGCTTCGATGATAACCTGCAAGACATTCGCATGGCAGCTATGGATGCTGTTGCTGGGTTTGAAAAGCAGAACGAGGGAGCCAACGGGAAGTTTGATGAGTTTTGGGGGAGCAAAGGCTTCGATCAATACATCAAGACTTGCATGTGGACCAAGAAGAACAATAAGGGTGCTAAGATCACCAAGAAGGCTTCAATCCTAAAGGGCACAGTCTCCACCGAATCAGAAGAAGTATTAGCTTTGGAATGCCCATCGTGCGGTGATCCTACAGATATCTTTGAGGAAATGTCTGTGGGACTAAGCGCAACCCAAGAAAGTATTCTAAACCTTGTGGTGAGAGACAGCAGTTTGGTAAAGCCTAGCGGTAAACTAAATGTACAGAAGATCTCAAACCAACTGGGAATGACATGGTATGAAACCAAGAAGAACGTAAAAGAAATGGGTTCTTTGTTACAAAATGAATTGTGAGCAGTAAATATGACACAACTAGAAGATGATAATAAGATTATGAAGATAGTGTGGGCTCTTCTCGCACTATTCTTCGGATCCATTTTGATGTGTCACTATCTTGGTACATCTATAACTGCTATCATATTCTTGGTAGTGTGTATATACCAGTATGCGAAGGTTAAATAATGTACGAGTATAAAGTATTCAAAGCCCCCGATGTTCAGGGTGGTGTCCAAGCTATTAATAAATTACTTGGGGAGATTGCTGAACTGGGATGGGAACCTGTAGATGTTGATTATACTGAGTATGTTGTATTCGCACGTAAACTTAAAATTTTAAATGATTGAGGTACAACTATGAAGAATGTTATTTGTGTATTGTTGATGGGTGCGCTCGTCGCACCAGTTATGAGCCAGAGAGTTAAGCATGGTAAAAAGCATGTCGAGGCTGTCCATAAGAAGGCTGACGTTAAGAAGGGTTGCCCTAAGTGTAACTCTCTCAAGAAGGAACTAGAGGACCTCAAGAAGAGGGTTGCTCGTGCTAGAATGGGTTCCAAGAAGGGAGGTAGCTCTACTAGAGGTCGTAGAGGGTCTGTGGGACGTTCTAAGGGCCGAGGAAGCCGAGGAAGTACTACGAGACGTTCTCGTCCTCAAGGCGTTAGAAAGCAATCTGACGAAGATACCAAGAGACAAGAAGCCATCAAGAAAATGGTTGAAAGGTTTAGAAAAGGTATGATTAGTGCTTAGGAAAGTATTAAAAAAGTCAAACTGGTTGCTCCTTGGATTAGGCTTGTGCCTTCTTCAAGGATGTGGACTCCTGGTTTTATTAGTTTAATCTACTACAAAAACCATATATAAACGGAGGACTTGGGAAACTGAGTTCTTCGTTTTTTATTAGGAGATTAAAATGTACGAATATAGAATAAAAGAATTTGCGCGAGTAGTAGATGGAGATACGGTAGACCTAATCATTGATCTAGGCTTTGATATATTACATAAGACAAGAGTAAGACTGCATGGTATTAATGCACCAGAGAGTAGAACAAGAGATTTGGAGGAAAAAGAAAAAGGGTTAAAAGCAAAGGAGAGACTAAAAGAATTACTAGGTATACCATTCCCAGAACCAGATACAGAGTATGTCCTAAAGACAAGGAAGAAAGGTAAGTTTGGAAGATACCTCGGAACCATATACAAGGATACACATGATGATCACCCAGAAGGACCTGCAAGGAAAAACATTAATATCACACTTATAGAAGAAGGCCATGCTGTGGAATACTTCGGTGGTAAGAGATAATAGGGTATTAAAAAAGTCAAATAATGGGGAAAAAACATAGGGCGTTATTTATTCCTATTATTTTATGATAAGATACAAGGTAAACAAATAAGTCAAATGATTGAGTTTGGTGCCTGGATCTAGGGATCAGATTAAAATAAGTCAAATTAGGGTTTTGTTAGGGCGGTTAAAATAAGTGTTTGCTTAACCCTTTTTTTAAAGAAACTTAAAATAAACTCAGATGGGACACCAAACCAGTTCTAAATTTAAAGCAAAACCAAGTTCAAACCAGTTCACAAAAAGCTTTCGAACCAACCCATTTACCCCTTAAAAAAAGTCAAAACACGAAAAAAGCCCCTCAGGGGGGCCATAAAAAAAGTCAAACCACTACATGTGGGGGTGGGGTTTAAAAAATCCCCATAAAATACAAACTAGGACCACAATATATTGTGTTTTAGGCTAATAACAAGTAAAGAACTAAAATACTCCCACCCACCATGATCGTGAGGAAAATAAATTCCCACATTTTGAGAATTGTTATGAGTTTATTTACTTTTTTGTAGGTGCGCTGGCACATAATATGTTCGCACTTTGTTAGGGTGCATGGATTTTATTTATTATAGGGTGTTTGGGTTTTGTTAGGTTAGTGGTTCCCCAAAATCGGGATCATCCTGGGCGGTTGTCTCCTTACTACAATTCTCGCACCAGTAGAAATCCTGCCAGATAAACTCATCTAGCCTAGGACTTTCTTTAGAGTTAGGATCTACCATTATGCTGGCTTCCTGTTTTATGTCTGTACTGTGACACTCAGCGCATATTATCATTTTTTCTCCTAGTGTTTGTGATAGGCTACGGTCTCAATTGTCGGATCCCAACACGCCCGACAGTCACCGCATTTATTGCCCTGTGTAGGGGCTGGACATTGATACACCCCCTTCCTAGCTACAGAAGTATCAGATACAACCATACTCTGAACAGTTCCAGGCCTTAGCAGGGGTGGGTATTGGTCCACGTTGGGAGCGGATACCCGTATGATAAGATTCCAAGGGGGGTTGGTTGCAAGGCGCAGGTATTGCGTAACGTAGCCGTATTCCTTGGTTGGGAGCCAGTGCATAGTATCGGGGGTGGCATTAGCTACGGCCTCAATTTGTAGAAGGTGGGCAAGGCTTTGGATGTCGCCTGAATCATGCCAGCGGAAGTGTTCGGGGCTTTGCTTCTTTATTAGTGTCACCATAGCCTCGACCCATCGCGGATTTGATAGGGAGTCTAGGCGTTTGTTTAGAGCCTTTTGAACCATGGGGAACCCGTAACGACCCTTGCGAGCATAACACCCTGAGCAAACCGAGTTAGGGTTTTTATGTAAAACGCTACCCGTCTGACACTTGAACGCGGACAGGTTATAAGCCTTCCCAGGCATCTTAGAGGGCGATGATAGGCCGCCCGTAATCTCTTTGGCTTCTTTTATTTTCATGCGTATATGGTATCAGACTGGGGCTGTGGGTCAAGTTAGAAACCCCGAGAAACAAAAAGAAATTTGCATTCCGAGTAGTTGTAATTCTATACGAGACAAGGGTTTATAGTGGCACGTTTTTCGCCCCGGCCCCGCAAAATGCAACAACAAAATGAAAAAAAGAGGAGCGTCCCGTGCCACAGACCAAGCCGTGCATCGTCTTACCGATGATGTCACCACGTATCGAGTTCCTTTCGACAACCGAAGGGGTGCAAAGAAGGCACATCATAATGTATCGGACTCCTCAGAAAATGGTGGAGGTGGAGGGAATCGAACCCTCGTTCTTAGATCAGTCGCCATGAGCGCATCACCGTCTA